GGCCTCTTCCCCATCATCGGTCTTTACCGACCAACGGTCGCCGCCGTAGCGGGGCACGCGCACGAAGTCGCCGACTTCGCACCACGACCCTTCGGGCCAGCTTTCCATTGTGTTGCGGTTTTTGAACGCGAGGCTGCCGATGTCGATCACCTTGGCTACCTGCGTGTTGTAGTGTTCCGTCTCGCGGGTGTCGCTTGAGAGGATGATGCCGCCCTTGGTCTTCGTCTTGGGCGTCCGTATCTGGCACAGGACGCGACTGCCGAAGGGCTTTACGCCTGCGTTGCAGGTGGGGAATGCCTCATCGAGGCTGTCATAGCCAAATTCAATACTGTTTGCGTTGATCTGCATATGTGCTCCATTGCAGGGTTAAAATTCGCGTTTGTCTGCTTCGGCTACCGTGTCGATCAGGACTTCCTTGGCGCGCTGCAATCCAGCGTAGATGCCAAGGGCACGCCCATAGTCGAACTCGGTCTTGCCCGAGGGCCTCTCCATCGCCTCAACAGCCATTGCTGACTGTTCTGCCTCAAGGCGTTGGAGGAGGGTTTCGATCCTCACGCAGGCGTCTTGGGTGAGTTGCCGACGGGCGGCATCTTGCCCATTGCCATTGCCTTATGCTGCGGGATTGCCGTCGCGGGGACGGATTTACCCTTGGTGTCTTTCTGTGCCATGTTGGCCTCCTACGGGTTGGGGTTTATCCCAGTGCCGGTGGACACTGCGATGCGTTCGCCAGACATGATCTCGGCCTGTGCAAGCTGCATAGCCGTCTGGTTGTCCTGTGCGTTCATGGTCATGCGCGCGTTGATCTCCGCCGACTTGCGGGCGTCCTCGCGGTCCTGCTTCATCTGTTCAAGCTGCTGCTCGATCTGAAGCTTCTGCGCCTGAAGCTGCGCCTCGACCTGATCCTGCTGCGCCTGTGCGGCCATCTTCTGGCCCTCAAGCTGCATCTGGCCCTGCATCTTCTGGCCCTCAAGCTGCATCTGCGCCTGATCGCGCTGTGCCTGTGCCTGAAGCTTCTGGCCCTCAATGGCCGTGCGCGGATCTTGCGGCGGCTGCGGCGCGAACTGCTGCATCAACTGCGTGGCCTGCGCGATGACCGGCGGCATCGACTGGAAGATGTCGCCAGCCTCAACAACGACGTTCAGCGACGCTTCGGCCAGCATCCGGTCGAACGCGCGCTTGGCTTCTGGGTCTTTGAGGTTCTTCATGTCCTCGCTGATGTCGATGCCCGACGTGTCCTCGGCCAGATCGAGCACGGTCGCCGCATACCACAGCGCCATGTGTTCCTTGATGTGGTTGAGCATGACGGGCAGATACGCCGGGGCGATCAGTTGGTTGCTGCCGAGCATCGGGCTGGTCATGTAGGCCAAGTGCGTCTTGAGGTGCGCGATGTGGTCCTGCTCTGGGAAGGCCGTGATGCCGTTGCCCATCGTCGCCGTGACGTTCTCGTTCACCGCGTTCTGCTGCTTTGGCTCGACTGGCGGGTTGAGCAGTTCCTTGGCGTTGGGCACGCGCAGCGTCTCAAGCAGACGCTCCTCAACCTTATATTGGTTGTAGAGTTGCGGCATGGCCGCAGCGCGCTGCGACACCGCCTGCACCTGAGCGAAGCGTTGCGCCTCGCTAAAGATCATCGGGTCGGAGACCGGCACGACGTCCATCGGGCCGTTGAAGTCCGCACGCGTCGCCAGTTCCTCGCCGACTTCTTGCTCGGTGTCCTCGTCGTCGAGATACATCGCGTTGAGGCGGTGCAGGATGCGCAGCGTCTTGCCCATTGCGTTGTGCAGGCGGGCGTGGATCGACGAGAAGACCGTCATGCCCTCTTGGATGAGGGCCAGTGTCGTGCCGACCGGCGCGTTGGGGTTCTGGTCGGCCAGATTGTCCATCGACGTGCGGACGACGCCCTTGCCTGCATCGACCACGAAGCCGAGCAACTGGAACAGCGTCGGGCTTGGCGGGTTGAACGGGATGGGCATCGCCAGCTTGCGGACGTCGTCCACGTTCAGGCCGCCTTCGATCTCCTCAACCTGCGTCGGCTGGATGTTCAGCGACTGGCCGCCACGCGTGCCGCCCTTCAGCTTGAGCATCGTCGGCACGTTCTGGATGTGCGCGCTGTCCATCAGGGCGCGCAGTGCGCCCGTCGCGGCTGCGCTCAGGCCGCCGATCATGTGCGGCAGGCCGATCGGGTATGCGCCGCGCCACGGGATGAACGGGAACTCAACGAACCAGTCGAGCGCCTCGCGGCTCTCGTCTTCCTCATCCCAGTTGCGGTAGATCGCAAGCACCTTGCCCGACGGCTTGTCGATGGTGATGATGTATGGCGCGTTGCCGTCGCCCTCGATGTCGGCGATGACGTGGCACTCGAACACGGTGCGCAGGCCGTCCTCGTTGTAGCTGGTGTCGCTGCGGCCCTCGATCTTGTCGTTGGCGATGTCGGCAGCCGAACGCTCAGGCTCAAGACCGGGCGGCGTCAGATCGACCTCGCGATACATGCCGGACTTGACGCGCTCCTCATAGTCAAGCTGCGTCAGATACTGGACGTGCGTCTTGCGCTGCGCCGTGTAGAAGTTGGTCGCGGCGAACGGCAGGTACATGTCGTCGATCATGACGGCGAGGAAGCCGGGGCGGTTGCGCGCGTCGTCCCACGACAGCTTCAGATACTGCGCGCCGCCGAGCGGCACCTGCGTCAGCAGTTGCTCCAGTTCGCTGCGGAACTCTTGGCTCTGGACGGTCAACTGCCAGTTCATCATGGCCGTCTTGCGCTTGGCCTTCTGGATCTTGTCGACGGTGATCTCACCCTCGATCAGGTCTTTGGCCGGACCCTGCGGCGGCAGCAGTTCCTTCATGGCACGCGCCGCGAAGTCGATGCACGCCTCGGTCATCATCGGGTGGACGACCTTCGACGCGCCGTTGAACTGCGCGCCGCCCGGTGCGTCGTCGCCTAGACCAGTGCGGCGGATGCCCTCTTCGTATTGCTCGTCGCGCTTCTTGCGCGCCTCTTTGTCCTTGCTGATCAGTTCGAGGAACTTCGACGACAGGCTGCTGAGGTCTTTCTCAGGCATCGTCTCGGCGAGGTTGTCGTAGAACGCGCTGTCGCCGGACTTGGTGTCCTCCTCGTCGAGCGTGACGATGGCTCCGCCGTCTTCGGTGTCCTCGACGTCGTCCGTGTCATCGGCGTCGTCGATCTCAACCATCTCGCCTTCGGCCAGTTCGTCTTCCGGCTGCATGTCGTCTTCGTTCATGACCTGTCCTTACTGGCCGTAGGGGTTCTGTATCACCTTGGGCGGTGGCTTGTCGATAACTGTAGGCTTCGCCTTTAGCACAGAGACGAGACCCTTGTCGATTGCGAGACGCACGCACTGCGACATGGCGTCCACGTAGTCGTCGTGCTTGACGCTGCCCGGACCCGTGAAGGCGCACAGTTGCGCCAGCATCGGCTCGACCCAAGTGCGGGGCTGACCTGCGAACTTGTCGCTCTCCGGCAGCCAGACGCGGCGGCGCGAGAAGATGTGGCTGACCATGTGCAGGCGTGCCAGCTTGTCGGCGCGTCCGGGGTTGTAGGCGTAGGCGTCGATGCCCTCACGCTCAAGCATCTGGCGCAGGCTGATGCCGCTGCCCTTGTCCTCGATCAGGCACATGTCCGGCTTGCGGCCAGACGTGATCGGCTTGCCGCTGCCGAACATCGGCTTGATCAGCGCCGTGTCCTGATCGTCGCCGTAGGCCACATTGAGTTCGCGCTTCACGCGCTTGATCAGGTCCGGCATCCCCATCTGCTCGGACCAGCAGTCCAGCACCATCAGGTGGCTGTTGCCCTCCTTGTCGTGGAAGCTGCCGAGCACGACGCACGCCGTGCTGTCGGCGTCGCCCTTCTTCTTGTCGTAGGTCGCCTCGGTGAAGGCGGTGTCGAGGGACAGGATGATGTAGTCCAGAGCGGGCAGAGGCTTCTTCGCGGGCCAGAGGCGGAACCAGCTACGCTTGATGATCGCGCTTTCCTCTGGTGAGATCAGCTCGCCATACAGCTCCTGACGTCCGAGCGTCGTGCCGTCATACTGCTCAAGCTGTTTGAAGAAATTGTCGGGCAGGTTCGCCTTGTTGTCGAACGTCGAGCCACGCACGATGATGCGCCTGTCCTGCGGCGCGCTCAACTTGCGGATGATCTCCTTCGGCTTGGGCGTCGTCGTCCACACGACCTGCGGGTTGCTGCCGAGGCGCATCCCGAACATCGCCATGTCCCACGTCTCTTGGTCATACTGCCACGCGGCCAGCTCATCGAACCAGCCACGGCAGTGCTGCGGGCCGCGCAGTCGCTCAGGCTTCTCAGCCGTGAAGCCGCGTATCGTGCTCACGCCGCCAGCGACGTTGCGCATCTTGATGAACATGTCGGACTTGTTGTGCTCGATCAGCAACTCAGGCGGCAGGACGGACAAGATCCCGCTCTCTCCCTCAAAGGCCGTGATTTTGACGTCTTGATACGTAGGACAGATGACGCAGCTATCGAAGCCCGACGGATCTTCGAACACTGCGCGCGTCAGCCACTCGGCACCGACGCGTGTCTTGCCGAAGCCGCGCCCTGCGAGGAAGCCCATCTCGCTCCAGCCGTCGCGCGGCACGATCTGGTTGTCGCGTGCGGTCGCCATCCACCTGCGCTGCCAGTCGAGGTGCAGGCGCTGCGCCGGGTCCAACTGGGCGAGGATCGTTGAGACGTCCGTCATGCGTTCCGGTAGAGGGTCAGCGTCTCACGCAGTTGTGCGTTGGCCTCGCGTATCTTGTCGTAACGCTCATTGGCCAGATGCAGCGCGTAGTTGAGGGCGCGCTGTTCGAGTTCGTGCCTCGACGCGGCGGCCTCAAGGTCGGCGATGCGACGCCAAGGGCCGAGCGGCGCGCGCCAGTCGAAGCCGAACGGCATGGCGAAGCGGAGGCGGCGCGCGTGCCGGTCCCAGTCGACATACAGGCTGGTCCAAGGCGTGCACAGGATGAGGCCCTTGGCCTTCGGCTCCCACAGGACGTTGAGACCGGGGCGCACCATCTCGCCTTCGCGGCGGCGGTAGATCACTTGCCCACCTTCTGGTTGCGTAGGGCCTCGGCCAGAGCCTGCGTCAAGGCCACGCTGTCCACGCTGTCGGCCTTGAAGGTCTCGCCCTCCTTGTTCCCGACATCGACCGTCTGCTTGTCGCCGTACTTCTTCGGGTTCCACTTCGCCAGCAGCTTGAGGCGCGTGTCAACTTGCGCCCGCTTCCACTGCACGAAGCCGGGGTCGATCTTGCCGTCAACGCGCTCCGGCGTGGTGTCGATCAGAGCCAGCGCCTCTTCGGCCAGTGCGTCTGCTCCGACGTCGCGCGCGTGCTGGTACGCGATAGCCAAGCCTTCGTCTGCGCGCATCCAATCAGCCCAACTCTGCGGATGGAAATCCAACTCACGCCCGAGCGACGCCAGCGTCTCGCCGAGGGCGATGCGCGACAGCACCTCCTCAGTCAGCTTCGATGTCTTCTTGGCCGGATACGGCATCGGTCCTGCGTGCTCCGCTCGATGTGTGTCTCTGAGCGACAGATAGCACCGAGCGCAAGTCAAAGCAAGTCGGAGCCATCCTCAAGGCCCTTCAGCATGGCCTCCACACCCCTAGCCAACTCGCTGCGGTTGAGCAGCAGGGGTAGATCCGTATGGCGGCTGAACCGCTGGCCGTTCCAGCCCAGCCAGTAGTTCGCCTTACCAAGCGCCCTGCCATCCGCCACGACTTTAACCGACGACCACTCGTTCGACGGATCAGGCCTGATGTAGACGAGCCAGTCGCCGTCAGCCTCTACCGATCCGAGCAGAGACCAGCCCTCCTTTGGTTTGTGTCCTAGGTATCGCTTCATTTCCTAAACCCCTAGTGATTAGCATCTGGTTGGCTATCACAGCGCAGCACGCAGCGCAACGCATCATGCAGCACGAAAGTTTTCCGGGGGTGGTCAGCGCAGCACAGCATCTGCTCGGTGCAGCATTTGCAGCAGGTGGGGGCCTTCTTTTAGAAGGCTCCCCCTAATGCTGCATAAATGCTGCATTTCTCCGAGCTGCACCATTTGCAGCATGAGCCTTAATGCTGCAAATGCTGCATGGTGCAGGGGCATGAAAAAAAATGCAAATAGGGTATTGCAACCTCACGTTGCATATGCCAAAAGACATCATCAACAACGAAGGGACTAACGAAATGACCATCAACCTGACCATGCCGACCGACAACTTCGACCGCGCCGCTGGCTTCGCCTTCGAGTACCTCGACTATAAGAAGCAGCCGCAGCGCGCAGAGGGCTACCTGTTCTACGACGAAGAGGGTGACACGATGTACCTGATGAAGCGTTCGGTCAGCCTCCAGTCGTCCTACACCGACGCAGAGCGCGCCCAGATCGACCGCATCTATCGCGGCGCGGAAGTCGTCCGCAACGGCGACAGCGTCACGGTCGATGGCAAGCCCTACACCGTCAAGGTGCTCGGCAACTACAGCGACGCCGGTCGCCTCATCCCAGCCTAACCAACAGGGGGAGCTTCGGCTCCCCCAAACTTTTTTTTCATCAGGGGGTTGCAATACCTGATTGCATCTGCCAAATGACGTTCATCAGCAACACAGGAGACACCGACATGACCTACCAGATCACCACCGCCCCCAGCTACCAGTGCGACGGAAAGCGCGTCCCCACCATCCAAGTCTTCGAC